AATGCCCCATCAATAGGGTTAATTACAATATCATCAACTCCAAAGGAGGTTGCAGGGGGGATTTTTCCAGGAACTAATATTTTTTTAACTTCTCCCATTATTCTAAACCAGGTGTATTATCAGGTGTTTCAGTAATTGATATAACACTTCTTGAATATGTTTTAGTGTTTTGAGATCTGATTTGTTTTTGTATATGATCAGGAATTAAATATCCTTTTAAAGTTATACTGAAATTTGACCTAACTAATCTATTATCACCTACAGACAATTCTGTTTGGTTTGAAAAAGAATCAATCATTGCCATAAACTTGAACCTTTCAGGATCACCCCAATAGGAATCCGAAGTATAACCTATAGCTTCAATCAATTTATTCATGTGCACAACATAGTCTGTCCAAATTATACCAGAGTATGTAATATCAACATAGTCAGGAACCACAACAGATGTGAATTCTTTTTGGGGCTTTCTATTGGTGAGTGTAGAGAAGTTGTCGTATTGGTTTCTTTTTGTGTATCTTTCCTCAAATGTAACATACAGTTGGGGTGCATTTGCATCTAATTTGTTGCCTAAACTGCGATTTTTTTCAATACTATCGCGCTTCAACATGATTAATGGGGTTTGGATTTTCCCGTTTTTATCACGGTAGTATCCGTCTTTTTGTGCCAATTTCCATGCTTCCCCAGCCCCATATATTATTGGTACATTTACTAAATCATCGTTAACTAAAACCTTAGGTTGAATTATATTGTTGAAATAATAAAATACAGCATTATCAATAGTTTCTAGAGTAAGGTTGATTTCGTTGTGACCATCATTTGATTTGGCTGTGATTGTTCCCCTATTAATATTTGGTCTATTTTCAGGGGGAGTTTCTACAGGCATGTCGGGAGCCCCACCTTGATCTATTGAGTTAGCTTGAAGGTTTTTCTTAAATAATTCATATTGGGATGCCGGACGTGGTTTTAATCTATCAGCCATTTGGTGTTTGTATTTCGTTTGCAGGTGAAGTTCCAGCATCTCTTGGAGTAGATGGGTATGTACCTGATCTTAATGGGATAAGGTTGAGTTTTTCTACTCTTGAGATATGTGTATTAAGAATGATTGAAAGTGATGTTCCAAAATCCCTTGTATCATCTGAAATACTATAGTCAGGAACCTTACCAACAAAAAATTGGTTTTCAACTAATGTATCTACCTCAAAAAAATTATTATTAAATAATATGATATCACCTATTTCTGGAACCAAATTTAAATCAACTAAGATACTACGTAAAAATGCAAACTGAATTGTTTGATTTATATCAAAACCAAATTCATCAGCATTCCAACTTTGGTCTGTTCTTGTTATTAAACATGATAATCTTACAGGCTCATAGTAAACTTTTCCTTGGGTTTCACCATACACGTTTGAAGGATTATCCTCTAATGATAATTTATAGTATCCAATTTCTGTTTGGATTATATCATTTATTAGCTCTTTATTCATGTGTCTAAAGAGCGATATATCACGGGATCCCCCAAATAAAGGCATATTATGAAGTTTTAGATAAAGTTTCTGGTTTGAATTTGATAAAAAGAAGGCCAGGAATCCTTGCATCTGGGTCTCCTTCTTTACTACGCATCATGGTTTTTTTTAAGAACCCTAAATCTTCTTCAGGACTATTACTCATAAATTTTATACCTAAAGTATGAACAGATTTATTGTCAGTTCTTTGTTTGTTTTTTTCTTCTAATTCATCTGAGGTATCATTATTTATGGTAGTAATCTTACGTACAGCCCTCATATTATTAAGAATATCTGTTACGTTATACTCATTATCAACTACAATGTATGCATTTACTTTGTAAAGTTGAGTTACTTCATTTAGTATGTCTTTTAGTTTGATCATCAGTAAATGTATATAGGCCAAGGAACTTTAGCTAAAGTATCTTGAGTAAAGTTAGATGATTGGTTTTGTCTTTCAAGGTATTTATGGCGCATACTTTCTTCAAGCATTAATTTGAGTTCTTCAATTAACGATTGTTTATCTGATTGTGCCTCACTTCTAAGTTCAGATGCATTTGTTGTCACTTCTGAACCAGGAATAGGGATACTTGAGTATTTACCTCTTACATTAGCTAACATCTCTTTTGCTAAAGCTAAAGCATATCTAAATATCCATTGTCTACCAGGGGCATTAATGTAAAGGTATGTTGGGTTGTTATAGGGAACATTACTTACATCCGTAATTAATCCTGGGTTGGTGTTTTTTATTGGGTTGTTTCTTTCTTCTTTAACAATATAGTCAAAATATAGTTTATAATTTCTTGTAGGAATAGGGAATATTCTTAAGAAATCATTATTGTAAAGTTGAAAACTAAATGCTGATTTTCTTACTTGATCGTTTAATTCAATTGCTTGCATTTTCTGCAAATCATAAGAAATAGGCATTAACATAAAGTTTACACCAGGAGACATATTACCAAACCCAAATGTTTGCATTAATGACTGGATTCCAGTTCCTGTGCCAGCATAAGGGTCAAAATATCTTACTATGGCTGGAGTAGCTTCATAATAGATTTTCTTAATTTCTATGTGGTTTCCACTTTCACTAACTGCAGTAAATGATGCTGATAAACTATAATTTTGTTGACCAGCAATTAGGTCAATACTACCTGTTTTATAATTTATGCTACCCCCTGACCCAGCCTCGGTTCCATATTGTTCGGCAATAGCAATAGTATTACCTAAGTTTGGTTGGACATATTGGTTATTAAATGCTGAACCTGTTGAGTTGCCTTCAAAAGTTCCAATATTTTCGAGTATTTCGTATTGGTAGAGATATTGACCATAAGTGGTAATAGCTTCTTCAAAAGCAGTATAAAAATTAAGGTCTTGAAGTTCTATGTCAGTTATTGGATATCCTAACCTACGGGCACACCAATCTGCCACTTTATCAGCGTCTGTCTGAAATTGAGTGTCCGAGTCATAAAAACCAAAAGGAGTGCTTCCAGTGGTGAATGATGATGATCCGGGCCAAATTGGGATGTTTGCCATAATTGTGTTTTGTAATAAATATAATGTTAGTTATAATCTCTCAATAACTCAAAGATTTCATTAAGGGCTTCATGTCTGTGGTTTTCCTTTAATACAATCTTATTTACAAAATTTGATTTGTCTAATTTTGATACTTCATGTATGGCAGAATCATTTTTGTATTTTAAGTCAATTTGTTGGCTATCTCCTGTAAAAATCATATATGAATCTCTACCTAATCTTCCTAAACACATTTGTAATTGTTGTTTAGTTAAATTTTGGAACTCATCTATAATACAGATAGCATTTTCAAAGGTTCTACCTCTAAAGTGAGTCAATGAAACTAATTCAATATTTTCCTCACTTTCCATTTTAGTTAGAATATCAGGTTTATTGTACACTTTTCGCATATTTGAACGAATAGGTACTAACCATGGTTCTAGTTTCTCTTCTAAAGACCCTGGTAAAAATCCATTATCTTCATTAGAAACAGTAGGGCGTGTTATAACAATTTTGTTGATTTGCCTTTTAAAAAACATATCAAGGGCAACTTGTACCGCTAATAACGTTTTTCCACTTCCTGCTTTTCCTATTACAAAGTTAAAGGGTCTTTGGTAGATCAGCTCTTTAGCTAATTTTTGTTCTTCATTTAAAGTTACTGAAAAATTAATGTTCCCTTTTGGTGGGGTTTTTTCAATGTTTTGTTTTGCCATAAAACTAGGTTTATTATAAATATAAAAAAGGGCCGCTTAAAGCGGCCCCTTTTAAGAATATACACTATTCTCTATTAGAGAAGGTTAAGACCCGCGATCTCAATCTTACCATAGAAATCTGGACGAACCATTTTCTTAGCGTAACGAGTCATGATACCTTTTCTTGGAGTGAACGATACTGGATCGTATACAAGAGGAGTCATGATTAACGGGATGTATGGAGCAAATACCGCACCAGTTTCAAGGAATTGGTTTCCTTTGTAACCCATCAAGATAGTGTTTTCAAGCATGTATGGGTTCTTGTAAACTGTGTATCTGTTGTTGATAGCACCAATTTTCTGAACACCCATGTTGTACTTGCTAGAATCACCAGCTGAATCAGCAGCAAATCCTGGGATTGACTCAAGGATGGTTGAAACTTTTGGAGAAACTACTAAGAAGTTAGCACCACCACGAAGAGTTTTCTGGTGAATGATGTTACTTACTTTTTGTAATTTAATTCCAAGAGTTTGGAACCAAGACATACGAGTGTAGTACTGAGTTGATGAATCAGCTTCAGCAGTACCATCAGCAGTTACACCAATTTTCACGTTCCATGAATCAGTTGTATCAGCAGATGTGATCAACATATCAAGGATTTCAAGGTCAATTTCCATTGAGATGTATTCACTCAATACAGAAGTTAACTCTGCTTCAGCATCAATGCTGTGGTAAGCGTTAAGATCCTGAGCAAATTCTGGAGTCCATTGAGCCTTTAACTTACGTGTTTTAGCAGTAACGGTTGAGCTTCTCATTTGGATATTAATCTCAGGAATTCTCTGAGTTGAGGTAGCAGCACCTGGGATTGAATCTTCAAAATCACCTCTGTCGTTAAGGTTGTCTGGTTTAGTAACATATCCAACAGCAGTAATTGGGTTAACTGTAGTTGAAGCAGAAACAACAAACTCGATAAGACCTGCTCTTTCTCTAGTAAACTGTGGGAAGTAAGTACCTTGTGAAAGTGTAGGGACAAATACTCTAACAGCTTC